ATCTGGCTTTGCACCTAAAGAGCGAATTTTCTATTATACAGAAGAAGATGAAGAGGAAATAATCGGATATGCAGAAAGTGTAGATGAGTGTAAAAAAGAAATTGATGAACTGATTAAAGAAAAAAATCATGAAAACAATTAAAAACACGATATTAGCTACGATATTCTTATTATCGGAACTACTACTTAAAATATCAAAATCATGCCTAAAATGGCATAAGAAACTAAACCGATTTGTTGCTATTCATCATTATAGTGAGTACGAATAAAAATGAGATTATGAAAAACGAAAAACTAAAACTAGAAGAAATTGTAGGATATTTGCCTTTTTGGTTGAATGTTAATTTATTCGGAAGAGATTATGAATTAACTGGGATAACTCATGAAACAATGTACACAAAGCAAGGTGCTGTTTTAAATTACTCAAGCAAAGAAAATGAAATTAAGCCTATCCTGCATCCATTAAAAGAAATACAAAATCATATTCATAAATTTAGTGATAAGCTTTGCACTTATGGATCTAATGATAAATTCGGTGGCATTGATAGCGCATCTCCTGAAGACTATCAATTAATGTACAAATTACATTTAGATGTTCACAACCTCATCGGACGTGGATTAGCTATTGACATTAACACTTTAAAGCTATGAACACCGTAAAATTAGGAGAAATCGTATATTGTAATATTTACGCTACTCACAATAAAAATCAAATTATACTCCGTGAAGTCGTATATAAAAACAACGGCTCAGGAACTTATAACGGTCGGGAACTACAAAAACTAAAGATTACAGAGTCAGTAAAAATTAATCGTATTGAAGTTATCAAACGATTAGGATTTGAGAATAAGTAAAATGATGATTATGCATTTAGCTACTAAAATATTATTCACTTTAGGATTCTTACTATCTAATTATATTATAATTAGAAGTATTATAAAAGCAAAACATAAGGGTAAATATTAAATGATAAAACTATGAAAAAACTAATAATACTTGCAGACATAAAGGAATACCTGCCACAGCTAGATAGAGAAGAAATTACTACAAGTAGATTTGCAGAGATACTAAATCAGTTAGCTAATGAAAGATCGAGAAATTATATTATAAGTGAGTTCGATGCAGTAGAAACTTTAATAAATCAATTAGAAAACAAAAAACCATGAAAAAATTAATCTTAATCTTATCAGTCATGAGCTTAATGTCATGCAAAAAAGACGAACCAGTATTTGTTAAACCTCAATGCGATTGCGGAACTATTAGAGCGTTGCATGCAGTAAATGATTCAACACTATTTGGGTATCAAGTTTTAAATAACTGCTCAAACAATCAAAAGAACTTTTGGCAAAAAACGCCACTCGATCCGAAATATAAAGTTGGTGGTCAATTCTGTAAAAGAAGTGAATTTTGGTAAGGGAGACAAAATAAAAAACATTATTAAACGAAAAAAAACAAATAAAATGAATCAAATATCATTAGCAGAAATGCTGTTTGAAGAAACATTAGTTTACTTCAACCAATGCAAAAAAGATAAACAAAGGTCATCAAAAATAATTATGGGATTTGGAGAAGAAGGCATGAGTATCCATAGACTGATTTCAGAGGTAGATAAATCCATCATAGATCCACAGTTAAATAGAATGATTAAACTAAGTGGATTAATTTTAGAAGAATGGAATAAAGAAATATACCAACTTGACATAAAAGGAGAAGTTAGGTGTATCAACTTTAATGACGATTATACGGTGTCTATTAAAAACAAAGTTGTTGACTATGGAACATGGTCTCAGATTTACACTAACACTCAAGTTTACCCATTAGACAAATTAATTGATTACGCTAATCAATTTAATGGATATTGCAAATTAAAATTAAAAAAACAAGCTTAATTTGATTACTTTTTGGTAAAGAAAATATTTTGTATCTTGCGTATTGAAAAATTGCTAAAATGACTAAACCTGAAATAATAGAAGTGAAACTATCTGAAATTAAACTTAATCCTAATAATCCAAGATTAATTAAAGATGATAAGTTTAAGAAGTTAGTAAAGTCGATAAAAGAGTTTCCTCAGATGCTTAAGATACGACCTATTGTTGTCAATTCTGATATGGTTATACTTGGCGGAAATATGCGATATAAAGCGTGTAAAGAAGCAGGGATGAAAGAAGTTTCTATTATAATTGCAGACAATCTTACAGAAGAACAGCAACGTGAATTTTTAATTAAAGATAATACAAGTGGTGGAGAGTGGGACTGGGAAGTATTAGCGAATGAATGGGACAGTGAGCAGTTGGAAGCGTGGGGGTTGGATGTGCCGATTAACAAAGAAATTGATAACGCAGAAGAAGGACAAACAATTGATTTTAAACAGTCAGTTCAATTAATACCTCCAAAAGAATATATATTGATTATGTGTGAACCGAATAGCGAAGATTGGGAAGACATGAAAGAATGGTTAAAATTAAAAATGGTTCGCAGAGGAGGGTATAAAGAGGGTAGCTCGTTTGATGCAGTTTCACTGGAAAGAGTATTAGATTTTAAAGATTTTAAAGAAAGAATAAATGCTAATAGCAGTACCGAGTAAAAACAGAGCAGGAAATACTACAACAAATAAGTTGTTACCTAATTGTACTTTTTTCGTTCCAGAAAGCGAAGTTCAAATGTATTCGTATGTAAAAAATGTCATCGGAGTTCCAAAAGAAATAAAAGGAATTACAAGCACAAGAAATTGGATTTTAAAAAACACAAATGAAAAATGGGTTGTTTTTTTAGACGATGATGTAAAGTGTGCAGGTTATACTGAAATGGGAAGGACACAAGCAAAAAAGATTGAAATAAAAGAAGAAGGTTTTTTTATTGAAGAATTTTTAAGAGCATTTGATATCACAGAACAGTTAGGCTATAAAATGTGGGGATGTAAAACTGAATCAGCACCTAGAAGCGTTTACCCTTATAAACCAATAAATACTAAAACATATTTAACTGCAAGTTGTATGGGATTAGTAAATGATGGAGAATTTTATTTTGACGAAAATTTTAAAGTAAAAGAAGATTATGAAATTTGTTTAAGGCATATTGTGAAATACGGGGGTATTTTTGGAATTAGATATTTTCACTGGGAAAATGAACATTGGAAAACGGATGGGGGGTGTAAAGACTATAGAACGGTAGAAATTGAAAAAAAAGCAATTCAAGATTTAAATAAATTATATCCAGGAATGATTAGAAGTGCAAAAATGAATAAAAATGAATTTACTATTCAGTTAAATTTATAATTTGTATGTTTAGAAAAAAAACACGAAAAATGGAAAAAACTAAGCTTTACGAGTTAAGAAAAAATCAAACGGATTTTCCTAAAAAACAAATCCAAAATGCAAATGATTCATCTGAATTTATTAGGCAATTTTATCAAGGCGATATTGAAATTTACGAAAGTTTCTTTTTGCTACTTTTGAATAACTCAAATCAAACGATTGGTTACGCTAAAATAAGTCAAGGTGGAGTTACTTCTACGGTTGTTGATGTTAAGATAATTGCAAAGTATGCAGTTGATAGTTTAGCTACTGGAATAATTTTAGCACACAATCATCCAAGCGGAAATCTTAATCCAAGTTCAGTAGATATTAGTATTACAAACAAAGTAAAAGAAGCGATGAAATTCTTTGATATAGCAGTTTTAGATCATATTATTTTAACGGCTGATAGTTTTTATTCTTTTGCTAATAATGGACTTATGTAATGGCATACAATAAAAAGAAAATATTCCAGCAATCAAAAGAACTTATTGAAAAACATAAGCTATTCTTTATTGAGGATATTATCTCGTTCTTACCTATAACTAAGCCAACTTTTTATGATTACTTTAAAGTAGACTCTAACGAATTTAACGAACTAAAGGAATTATTAGAAAAAAACAAAATAGAAGTTAAGTCTTCATTACGTTCTAAATGGTATAAATCAGAAGCTCCTGCACTTCAATTGGCACTTATGAAAATAATATGTACAGATGAAGAAAGGAAGAAGTTGTCGATGACTCATGTGGATAGTACGACCAACGGAAAAGACATTCAACCAATCGGCATAATGTCAAGCGAAAGAATAAAAGAAATATCTAATGAGTTAGAAGATGAAGTATGACGATGAAAGGATACAGATAGCCAAAGTCAAATGCTTGAAGTCTTTATTATTTCATACAAGATTCTTTTTTAAAGAGCAATATAATAGAAAATTTATAGTTGGTGATCACCATGCAATTATTTGTGAAGCACTAGAAAGAGTTCTTAAAGGTGAACTCAAAAGGCTGATCATAAATGTAG